CTGACGCGCTCGGGGCGTCCAGAACGCTCCAAATGCTCTGTATCAACGCTTGCGACGTCGATCGCGAGGCTTTCCCTCGGCTCGGACAAAAGTCCGAAACCGGGGCAGGGATCTCGCAGGAGACACTTGAGCAGGGCACCGGTCCCCTCCAGATGATCTGGAGGAGATTCGGCGATCACGTAGTAGCCCTTAGTCAGGGGGCTGTGATCGTATCGGTCAATCGTCTGGAATTGATAACCCAGACAAGACTGCCTGCCCAACAACGGGGATGAGGGCGCCACATTGGGAAACTCTACTAAGAGTCCCCTCAGTAGGTCGTCCATCATCGCAGCTGAGCGCCAGAGACCAGTCCAATAGAACTGGTTCCTGAGCGCCACAGCAGCTATAATCCCGTCTGCGTCCTGCCGTCGTGTCGGGAGCATCTGACGAACCTTGACGATACTAACGTCATGGCCGTCATAATACTCTCGTCCGCAAGACTCCCTGAACCTTCCGGTCCAGTAAGACTTGCTGATGTTAACCCGAAAACCAAAATTCTCGAGTTCATCAACGACGGACAGCACATTGTCTCTGGGGACGATCAAATCGTCACCAAAGACGCGCACCTGCTCGCGATACTGATTGACAACCAGCTCGCGAGAAAGTGGAGCACTTAGCTCCCTTTCTATCCCCATGAGGATCAAGGTCAAGAAGACCATAGCCTCGAAGGGGAAGCAGAGAGCTGAGCCCATAGAGGCGTACTTGGCCAGGCGAATAACGCCATGACCAGGTACATCAGCCTTACGGGACCGTGTTGCATCGACCGCCCAGAGCAATTCTGGGAAGTCGGACAACATAGCCCTTACATGCTGATTCGAGACACGATCGGAAGCTTCACTCAAATCGAGTGTAGCGAGGTCCCCGCTGTGGGATCCCTCTTGAGCCATAGACCTATTAGGGTCTTGGTCATCAAAACCGATCATGCGGGAGAGGAGACTATCCTCTCCAATCGCATCGAGGATCGACCGCAGAACTGCTTGCTGTGCAAATTGCATAGCAGCCGGCTCTATGGCAATGATCCTAGGTGACTTGAGCGTCTTAGGCACGGTGATCACCCTAACGGGAATCTCCGCGCCGGGCTCGAGGAATGTAGTATCCCTTTCCAGCTCGTCATAGTAACGACGATTTGGTATTAGATACTCTTCAGCGGGCATCACTCGCTGAAGCCGGGTAGTCCAGGTTCGCATACTGAACTTAGCATTACTGCTGAGTC